AAGAACCGAATCAAATCAATTTGGTATGACTCTAGGTCCATATTCTTTTGCCGGGAATGTAGAACAGGTTTCATTTTCTAAGTTTCATATTATTGCAATGATGCCGCCCGATCCTCAATTTGCTGCGCAGTATTCAGCGAATCTGTCAGGCATCACACTTGCTGATTCAAATTCATTGCCCAAATTAACCTTATAAAGATTTATGAGAATTCAGAAAATATGACAGACAATACGACAGACAATACAGCGACCCACACACAAAAAGTTATCTTTGGTAACATTTGTCATAATACTTGTGGGAAATGTAATGACCCACAAAAGCCCAATTATTGTAGCGAATGCGGCAGATATTTAAAGGGTAATATGGCACCTGTGCCTGCATATCCGTCATATCCAATATATCCTGTTTATCCATCATATCCATACATAGGACCAGATTGGACTTATCGTCCGTGGACTACGCGTTATTGATATGATTAATTTTATACTAGGATTATTCATTGGACTCCTTGTAGGAGCAATAATAACTGTTTGGTTTTTTAGTAGAGTAGAAAATATTAATAATATTTTCAAATAAATTGTAAATTGTCGTTTTTATTATGGTGATATCTTGGCTGATTTTAAAAATTATACTAATATTGTATCTCTTTGGAATGAATTAGGAATAAGAACCCGAACTCCTGTTACTAGAGAAGCAAATTATTTTAAAATTGAATTTCAGCCAACTACCTTTACCAAATGCGCAATTCAATATGCTACTGGTAAATGGAAAACTCTTGATAATGCTCCCTTAAAAATGATTAAGCATAATTCCATACCTGAGTATATGGATTATGTTAAAAAAGCTGAAGTGCAAGGATTGGAAATTTATGGTGATATCTCACCAATTTATCAATTCATGGCAGAGAGCATTCCGAAGTTATGTGGTTTAGATTTTAACGATCTAAGAACCGTTTTTATGGATATCGAGGTGGACTCGCGAGGTGGATTCGCGAGTCCTGAAAATCCATACAAACCAATTACTGCCATAACAGTCGAAGTTTGGGGTCAATATTTGGTATGGGGAACAGGTAATTATGTTCCTACAGATACCAACATTTTATATACAAAATGTGATTCTGAGATAGAATTAATAACCTCATTTGCAAAATGGTGGACTTCAGACTATCCAGATATTATTTCAGGATGGCATACAAATGGATTCGACTTGCCTTATATTATTAATAGAATTGATAGATTATATGTTGATGGTGAGTTAAAATTTAATTCTAAAGTTTTGTCGCCGTGGAAGAAAATAAACACTCGCACTTCTGTGGTGAACGGTCAAATTTCAATAGTTGCCGATATTGCCGGAATTGCTGGATTAGACTATTTGGAGTTGTATCGTAAGTTTAGTTCAGTTCAACAGGAATCTTATAAATTAGATTACATTGCTGAAGTTGAATTGGGCGAAAATAAGATATCATATGATGAGTATGGTTCTTTGCAAGATCTAGCAGATAAAGATTATCAGAAGTTCATTGAATATAACGTCAAAGATACTGAGCTTGTAAAAAAGTTAAATAACAAATTACAACATCTTAATTTGTGTGTTCAAATAGCTTACAGTGATCGAGTAAATTTTAATGATACATTAAAGCAAATTAGATTATGGGATGCTATCATTTATTATGATTTATTTGAAAAGAATATTTCAATACCAGCAAAAAGAAATAATGTAAAATCATTGGACTATGCTGGTGCGTATGTAAAAGATCCTTTGGTTGGAAAGCATTCTTGGGTTGTTTCATTTGACGTTAACTCACTTTATCCTAGTATAATGAGAGAATGGAATATCAGTTCAGACAGACATTTGTCTATTGGGTTTCTAAAGGATAGACTGGCACATCTTGAAACTCTTGGTTCATATGCTGTTCCGACAAATTTTACTCCGATAAATTGGATTAAAACAATTGATAGCAATGACGTTTCAACTGCTATTTGGGCACTTAGAGAATTGATAGATTCTTTGAATGGATTGTCAGTTGATAAAATATTAGAAGATTTGAACTTAGAAAATCCTTATCCTTGGTTAAAGGTATTGAATGTTTGTATAAGTTCTAATTTACAAGTCTATCGTTCTGATGCTCAAGGATTTCTTCCTGCAATATTAGCAAGGATGTATGAAGACAGAAAAACTGCTAAAGCAAAAGAAATATCAACAAAAAAGAAAGCTCAAAAAACTACTGGCCCTGAAAAACAGAAATTGGAGTATGAAGCAACAAAGTGGGGACTTGAACAAAATACAAAAAAACTTGCACTTAATAGTTGCTACGGAGCTACTGGTTCTGCATATTTCAGATGGTTTGATATTAGACATGCTGAATCCATTACTCTAAATGGACAAATGATAATTCGCTATGTAGCAAATAAAATCAACGAATTCTTAAGTAAAGATTTGGGAGTTAAACGTGATTATATCATTGCGTCTGATACAGATTCGGTAATTCTAACTATAGAAAATCTTGTTTCTAACATGGCATGTAGCACCAATGACATTGTTAATTTTGTAGACAATTATTGCGAGAAGAAATTACAACCAATAATTAATAAAGCCTTTGAAGATATTCATAATAAATTAAATACCCAAGAATCCATATTAGCTATGAAACGCGAAGCAATTGCAGAGCATGGCGTGTGGACTGCTAAGAAACGGTATATCCTTTGGATTCATGATAATGAAGGGGTGAGATATAATCCACCTCGTTTAAAAATAACTGGCATCGAAGCAATTCGCGCATCTACCCCAAAGTATGCTAGAAAAATCATCAAAGAAGCATTAGAACATTTTGTTAAGGCAGATAAAGATTCTTTTTACGGCTTATTAGAAAAAGCAGAACAAGAGTTTAACACAAGACCATTTAATGACATTGGGTCGCCAAGATCAGTTAATGGACTATTAGATTATCCTATGTTAGACAACGGAATATTTTCAAAGCAAACACCAATACATGTAAAAGGCGCGTTGATTTATAATAAACTACTTAAGGATAGTGGGTTAAATTCAAAATATGAAACAATTTTGAATGGGCAGAAAATTAAATTTTGTTATTTGAAAGAACAAAATCCATTTCGAGTAAATGTTATTGCTTCGCCAAACAAATTGCCACCAGAACTTAATATCGAAAAATATTTAGACAGAGTAACACAATTCGACAAAACAATAATTCAACCATTAGAAGGTATTATCAAATATGCAGGTTGGACTGCTCGTCCAACAGCTACTTTATTTTAAGGAATCATATATGTCAAAATCTCCATTTTTTAAAAGCTTAATTAAAAATCTACCAAGCGAAACTAGCGTGGCAAGCGATGGAACCTCATCTAGCGAATTTACAGGATATGTTGATACTGGTAATTACGCTTTCAATGCCGCGCTAAGTGGTTCTTTATTTGGTGGAATGCCTAAAAATAAAATAACTGCACTATGTGGAGATCCCGCATCCGGAAAAACAATTCTAGCTTTAGGAATTGCTCGTAAATGGCTTGACGACAATCCTGAAGGGGCTATTATATATTTCGACACAGAATCTGCCACCACAAATTCTATGTTGGAATCTCATGGTATTGATTTAGATAGATTTGTTAAAAGCGAACCAGAAACTATCGAAAAGTTTAGACAGACCGCATTACAAATTTTAGACAGATATGCAGAAACTCCAGAAAAAGAACGGCAACCTATGATGATGATATTAGATTCATTAGGAAATCTTTCTTCAGAAAAGGAAGTACAAGATATTCGTGATCAAAAAGATACTAGAGATATGACAAAGGCAGGATTGCTTAGGGGAACATTTAGAGTATTGCGGCTAAAATTGGCAAAATTAAATGTCGCAATGATAGTAAATAATCATGTATATCAGAATGTCGGAAATCCCTATGGCCCGCCAAAGGTTATCAGTGGTGGTTGTGTGGCTGCGGGAACCCTAGTAATCATGGGTGATGATACCTTAAAACCAATTGAATCTATTATTTCTGGTGATGTTGTTAAAACTTATGATGGTCTAGAAACTGTAACTCATGTATGGAATCCTAATACTTTAGAAGAAGGAACCCCTGAATGTATTGAAATTGAATGGGAAGACGGAACGAAAACAATCGTCTCAGAAAAACATTCTTTTGTTGTTGGAGATAGATGGGTAATGGCAAAAGAATTAACATTAAATGATGAAGTGAAAACTATCAGAGACATAAATAACTCCAGCGCCAAACCACAACTGGAGACATATCTTGAATCTCGTATATCAAATAATCTTTCCAAACAGGAAAGAACAAAATAAACTACCCTATCAATACATCGGATCTAAAAGCAATGGCAATTTTAATGGTAAAGACATAATTGATAAGAATGGTAAACCATATTTAGGATCTAGTAGAGATAAAAATTATAGAAATGTAATTAAATCAAAAGAGCCATATGAAATTATTATATTATATCAAGCAGATTGTTCATATGAAGATATCTTAATAAAAGAAAGAGAATATCATCTGTTGAATGATGTTGTAGTTAATCCGACATTTTTTAATAAAGGTATAGCTATGGTCAACACCTATTCTGACCCTACATATGCAACCATGAAACATGTTGAAACTGGCAAAATTGCTAGAATTCCGAGAGACACGCCATCTATAAAAACTGGTGAATGGGTTGGTGTTACATCCGGTATTCCTCAATCAGAAGAATATAAAATTAGAAATGCAGCCAAATTTAGAGAAATGAAATCGTTTTTGGGAAAAAAACATACTGATGAAGTAAAAGCTAAATTATCAAAATTAAGAATTGAATATAATAAAACAGAGCAAGGAAAACTAGAAATAGAAAAATCTAAAGAACGAGCATCTAAACGGTTCAAAGGGGTTCCGAAATCTCCAGAACACAGAGCCAAAATTGGCCGTAAAGGATTTAAACAAGTTAAAAATATAAAAACAGGCGAAATTAGAAGAATTACAATTACAGAAAATTTAGGTACAGATTGGGTAAATCCAACTTTATTAAAACCAGTTTATGCAACTTGCTCAAAATGTGGAATAACAAGCATCAAAGGTAATATAATTCGTTGGCATAATGAAAAGTGCGAACCTAGAAAATATAAAAAGAAGGAAAATTATGAAAATCAAACAAATTAAAAGAGTGGGAAAACAACCTGTTTATGATATTACAGTAAAAGGATCTAATAGTTATGCTCTATCAAATGGAGTTGTATCACACAATTCGGGGCTAATCTATGTCAGTGATTCTATTGTGATGCTTTCAAAATCAAAAGATAAAGACAAAGATAAAAATATAATTGGAAATTTAATTAAAATTAAAATGTTCAAATCTAGGTTGAGCAAAGAAAATTCTGAAGTTGAAATTAAATTATCTTATTCTGGTGGTCTTGATCGTTATTATGGTTTGCTTGAAATGGCCGAGGAAGCCGGTATGATTACGGTCAATATGGGCAAATATAACTTTCCAAGTCACGCTGTTCCTGTTAAGATAGCTGCTATCGAGAAGGAACCTGAGAAATTCTTTACGGATGCATTTCTCAAGAAACTCGACAAAGAATATGTAATTCCTACTTTTAGCTATGGAATGGAACGCGGCAAAGAGCCTCTTGGTGGCGATGAAGAAGAAAATGATTAATTTTATAAATGGTGTGAAGGACGAACTTTCTGCCGCTGTACCAGAAGCATATGAATTCGGTCGCCTATTTGGAAGTTTTATTATTTTTTTAACCTTTATGGGCATTGTTTCATTGATAATAAGTATAGGGTTTTATATAACTAAGTAATGGAGAATTTAAGTGATTGAAAATTTAGTGTTATCTCATTTGATAAAAGATGAAGAATATACAAGAAAAGTGATTCCCTTTTTAAAGGAATCATATTTTAGCACAGAAGCAGGAAAAGAAGTATTTAAAGAGATAGACAAGTTTATTACTACGTATAAAACTTCTCCTACATTTGATGCAATAAGATTGGGTATTGAGCAACAATCAATTACCCAAGCTAAGTTAGATGAGATTAATACTTTATTGGATGAATTGGTTAAGATTGATCGAACCGATGCTAGTAGAAAAGATTGGCTGATTAAAGAAACTGAAAAATTCTGCCAACAAAAGGCTTTGTATTTGGCTATTTCAGAATCAATTACTTTAATTGACAAAGACTTCAAATCTGCTAGTTCGGTTCCCATGCTACTTAAAGATGCACTATCAGTAAGTTTTGATCGGCATATTGGTCATGATTATTTTGAAGACACTAGTCAACGATTTGATTTGCTTCATCAACAGCATAATCGAATTCCATTTGACATTGATATGCTTAACAAAATTACCAAAGGCGGGTTGATACCGAAGACGCTTGCAATCATAATTGGTGGTGTAAATATTGGAAAGTCATTATTTCTTTGCCATGTGGCTGCTAGTAGTATTGCACAAGGAAAGAATGTTCTTTACATTACAATGGAAATGGCAGAGGAATTAATTGCACAAAGAATTGATGCCAATCTATTAGACGTTTCGATGAATGACTTGGAAGTCATGCCAAAACCATTGTATGAAAATGCGTTTAAAAATTTGACCAAGACAAAAACATTCGGTAAATTAGTAATTAAAGAATATCCAACTTCAGGCGCACATGCGGGGCATTTTAGAGCATTAATTGATGAATTAAAATTAAAGAAGAACTTTGTTCCTGATTTATTAATAGTTGACTACATTAATATTTGTAGTAGCGTTAGATTTAAAGCTGGCAACAAAGGAGGTTCATATGAATATGTTAAATCTATTGCAGAAGAACTTCGTGGTTTAGCAGTAGAAATAAATGCTCCTTGTTTAACCGCTACTCAATTCAACCGCGAAGGATATGATAGTTCAGATCCTTCATTGACCAACACATCAGAAAGTTTTGGAACTCCTGCAACTGCCGACCTACAACTAGCATTGATTTCTACCGAACAATTAGCAGATCAGGGGTTGTTATTGATCAAACAGTTGAAGAATAGATATTCGGATGTTTCTCATAACCGAAGATTTACAATAACTGTTGATAAGACAAAAATGCGATTAGGAAATGATCCAAATCAACAATTTTTGTCTTCGATAACACCACAAACGCCAAATGTAAAATCGGTTTCCCCTACTCCTAATTTTAACAATACTAAAAATTCTAAATTCGATCCCAACGACGACTCTATTATCTTCTAATAAATAACAACAGAAGACGTAGATTTAAGGGAGGAATTTGTGAATGAATCTTGCGAAGCTACACCTTTTTGTTGAAAATAACTTTAGTTTAATTAAAGATAAAATTAACACGGTTTTCGATCAAGCTATTGAGAGATCTAGAATTAAAGATATTAATTCAACTGTCTTTATAAAAGATTTAAATACTGTACTTAAGTTTAATCAAATAAAGATTTTAGCTGAAACAGATAAAGAAACTAATATAGGAAGACCCCTAATTGGTGCATTTACATACCAGCCCAACAAACCAGAAAAAATAGCAAAAATCGAAATAATCATTTTTGTTCCTAAACAACGAAGGTTCTCATTAACAAAAGAAAATTGGGAATTTTTTAGGTATCGGTTTTTGGAAATAATATTACATGAATTAGTACATCGAGCCCAATATTACATTGGAAAATGCCGTCCAACCACATTAATGTATAAGCCCACATCTGATGCACAATTAAATCCAAAATTGATGGAAGAACAACAATATTTGGGCGAGATTGATGAAATGGAAAGTTACTCCCGAGATTGTGTTGAATTTTGGGCTTATACAAAACCTGATGTAAAATTAACAATGGCCAAGTTAAAAAAAGAATTTAGTTACGAAACAAATATTCATTCTTTACAATATTATTTTGATGCATATAATGGTGACAAAAAACATCCTGCGGTATTGCGTTTTTTTAGAAAATGTGTAGAATGGTCAAAGCTAATCACTCCATTAGCAAATCAACTACCTACTTGCCCTACAAATATAAAAAATTATAAAAGAATCAAACCAATAACCTTATGATAAGTATGAATAAAATTCTGAAAACAGCTATGAAAAGTGGTCACAATAACCACAAGCACGCAACTCTTTTATTTCGGGGTGGGGCATTAATGGCCGCAGGAGCCAATAGCAATAAAAAGCATTCAGAACATGTTGCCTTGACTAAGGTAAAGCATAAGGGCGGTGCCAAAAATATGATTGCTGTAAATATTAGACTTACTAAGGGCGGGCAAATTGGAATGTCTAAGCCGTGCCCTACCTGTGAACAAGAACTTAGGGATGCTGGAGTTAGGGCAGTTAAATATACAGGTGCTGACGGTATTTTTCATACGGAAGTTTATTAGTAATAAATAAGATTATGTCCATTTCTTTACTCGAAGCCACAGATCAATTAAAAGTCGCGCCAACAATCTTAACTACAGTACCAACTGTTTTTTGTGATTGTGATGGTGTTTTGGCTGATTTTTATGGTTCCTGTAAAAAAATTCTAAATAAAACCAACGATTCTGATGTCGAAAATGTATTAAATCGTGCTGGTGGATGGGACGGAGTTAGAGAAAAACATCCTAATCTATTCGGTCAATTAGATGTTTTACCAGATGCCCAAGAATTAGTAGATGCTCTTGTTTCATTAAGAAATCATCAATTAATTCGATTAATGGTTTTAACTGCGCTTCCCGATAGTTGGTTAGAAAGCGATATCAAAGAATCTGCAATCCAAGACAAAAAAATTTGGGTCAATAAACATTTTCCAGCTATAGCTGAAAATGATGTAATAGTTTGCTATCGTAGAGATAAAGCTGTATATGGAATGGCTGATAAGATTATAAATCATGCTAAACCAATTCTAATTGATGATTATAACAAAAATGTAACTGAATGGGTTGCTAGAACTAGAGGTTATGCAATTCAACATACTGATGCAAAATCTAGCATAGCACAATTAAAAATTTATCTTACAGGACTTCGTATCGGAGAACCAACATTAGATATGTTAAAACATCAATTATCAATAGAAACAATAGAACCACCTAATTCATCAGATTTAATAATTCCATTATCTTTAGACACTAAGTAGTTTTCTATAACCTTTATATTGTTTGTGTTCACCACACATCATTCGTGCCATTCGTCTTGGAGATAGTTGGTTTAGCTCATAAAATTTTAAAAGATTACGATAACCAATAATTATTATTTTTGTTTGTTGTGGGTCATAAAATTGATATATCCGTTTGGCATAATCAGCTTCTTTGGCTATTTTGGCTCGTTCATGAACTAAAGCAGGCAATTGTTTTCCTTTAGTAGTTTTTATTATTTTTGATATGGTTTCTAACGATAGTTTCTTTCCCATATTTGCGGCTGACAATTTGGCTCGTTGCTCAACCGAAATAGTTTTTCCTTTGTGGGCAATTGATAATTTTAATTTTGTAGAATCAGATTTTGGTCTACCAATCAATGCTTTAGAAATTTTTTGTTTGGTTTCTAATGACAATTTTTGCGTTTTTCTAAATTCTGATACTTGTTGTTTTAGTAAATCATAAGATTTTGACATTGATTTTTGCCAATCTAAATCTTTAGCTCTCATTTTAGTTTTTCGAAACATAACTTGAAATCCATAAATAATTTTTCTATTATTTGGATATATTTTAGCTAACAAACGATGTAAAATAAAATGTCGTCTTGGGGTGACAAAAATCAAATTTGATGGAATATCAAGTAATGGGTCTTTTTTATCCCTAGCTAAACATCTAGGCCAGATATGATGTTGTTCTTTAAAAACTACATTATTCTTACGAATATGTCCTATAGGACTGGTAATTCTAGAGTCCTTGATGATTTCATCATAAATGCGTTGGTAGTTCATATATTACTACCATAAATAGCTTTAGACATGTGGCGATTCCTTCCTGAATCCTATGTGTTTAGCATTGAGGATAGGAGGGATACCTACCTCAGTGCGTTATTATTTATTTAGTACAAACTAACTTTACAAAGAATATTGGATATGTCTAAAATAGCCCTTCCCAAAATAGAAATAATCGAAGCCAAAACCCCAAAAGACGACGTTAATAAAGATCCAAATGCTAATGCTTCTAGCGAATCTTCGGTAAAGGTAGTTGGCGTGGATCACAAGGGGGAAGAAGTCTTAAGCAATAAGCGCGATATTCCTAAAGGTAAAGGCGAAGATCCAAAGTATAACCCCAATAATGCCAATGCTTTAGATGGCCCTGTTCCAGCTTCCAAAGAAGATAACGCAACATTAGTTCTTCATCCTCCTGTCGATTTAAAATCTGTTGCACGAAAAGATAAGATTGGGTTAAAAAAATAAATTTGTAAAATAGAATCTGACTAAATACTCCTATACCAGCCCGCTAAAGGGTTATGGTTATTTTAGGAGATATCTCAAATGTCAGGTTTTCAAAATACAAAAACACGTACTAAGGATGGGAATACACCAGACGCTAGTACAACAGTGGTTAGCCATCAATTAACAGTTGGAGTCAATGCAGCATCTGGAACAGTTAGAGTTGCAGAGTTTATTGCAAATACTTCTTCTGGTGCGGCAAACGTCGCAATTGCTGAAGCAATTTTA